TGTTGTTGAGCAACGACCTTGTCCTCTTCAACACTAATTTCAATTTCTTGCTCTTCAGCTTGTTTGGCTTCTTCGGTCATAATTTACACGCTCAATATATCGTCAGGGGAAAGAATCGTCGCAATCACCTCATCATCATTGATAATCCTGCATTCTGCGCCATCTTCCAATTTGAAGCGTGCGCCAGAATAGCGGCCTATCAGCACCCATTGCTTTTCTTCACACCACTTTTTCTCGCCATACTTGGCTTTGTCACCATAACAAAGTGGGCCTTGTTTTACGACAAAAGCAACGACAGAAGCCAGGGCTTCCTTGTCCAGAGTCTCTTTTGTAAAAACTATCCCACCTTTCGATTCCAGTTTGCCGGCATAAGGCAAAACCAGCATACGCCATCCGGTGGGCTGCGGCATGCGGTCTAAAACACTTTGCTCCAAAACGGTAGGGTCCAGCACACGGCTATCTGGTTGCACGTAGGCTTCCGTCACCTTTTTTGCTTCACCCATCCGCTATATATCCTTGTTGCGCTCTTTGATCTCTTCCTCGATATAGTATAGCGCAGATAGTTCTCCCTGCAAAAATTTGTAATGTTCTATACTTTCTAACGCCCCCGACATAAGCGTTTCTGAGATCTGCGATTCTCGATCCCGTATCAGCTTTTTGACGATGTCGTAATACGTCAGCTCGTCCATGAATCAGTTTCTGACCTTGAATTTCAAGCCCTTTTTAGCCGCTCCCTTGCCCTTCATCTTCACAATGCCCGTAACGCCATTGTTGTGCCCAACGGCGCGTGGGTTTGGTGGCTGCTCAAACGACTTGTTGCTAGGCACTTTTTTAATAGCCATGTTTGCTCCTATTTCCGGTTTTTGGAGCCTTTTGGCCGGCCCCTTGGCTTTGATTTGGTCTTTGCCGCATCTTTCTTGGCGACCTTCTTTTTCTTGGCGACCTTCTTTTTCTTGGCGACCTTATTTTTCTTGGCCACCGGCTTAGGCTTTTCGGCCACCGGCGCCTCTGCAGCCGGTTCTTCTGCAACCGGTTCTGGTGCGCCGCTGCTTTGCTCCGAGGCAATGCGAGCCATTTTCTTGGCAATTCTCGCCATGTTAGCCTCGTGAGCCTTTGATTCAGCTTCGGCCTTGGCTAAATTTGCCTCTTCTTCGGCTTGGCGATCTAGTTTTTTTTGCGCCCGTAATGCCGCAACTTCTTCTACCCTACTGCTATTCATTTCTTAGCTCCCCAGACCCTAACCTCTCATCTTTTGCTCTAATTCCAGCAACTTCAGGTCCGCTTGCTGCTCCAATCGATCAATCGCAACATCCAGTTTATCGTCTGCGATGTCTTTTTGCACACTTATGCGCTGACGCTGGATTTCGCTTTCTAACAATTTCTCCTGGTCACGCTGTCCCTGCTTCATTTCAAATTGCGTTTGCTCTTGATCGAGCTGCTTGTCTTTGAGTGCCAATTCTTGCTGACGTATGGCAACCAGAGGGTCGTCCGTATCGCCCTGACCAATTGACTGCAGGAACTCCTGCGTCAGCTGCGCCAAAATCGGTGCAGCAAACTGATCGAGCAGCATTTGGATTTCTGTCGCAGATGATTGCGCTTGATCTGGCGGCAACTGCTGCATCTGTTGTTGCACGCCCTGAATACGCTGTTGGACCTCTGGCGGTATTTGCTGTTGCGCGATCTGCGCGGCCATAAACTGCAGATGCTGCATGCAATGACTGATGATTATTGACTGAATTTGCGGATTTTCCTTGACCACTTGCGTCAAAAACAAGCTTCGGTGAGCCTCAACGTGCGATTGATGGTTCTGCGACTCAAAAGCCTGTTGGGGCTGGCCCATCATCAAACCAGAGTTTTCTATGCCCGAATCAATCGGCTTTGGCGTCATATCTGGCGGTGGCTGCAACAAAGCGTCCACATTGTCAACCCCCAGCGCGCCATACATCCTCTTGTAAGCCTCGTGCATGCCCAAGGGTCCGTGTATCTCTGGGTTGCTTTGCACCATCTGCAATAATTCTTGCGCGAGCGTAATTCTTTGGCTCTGACTGAATATGTTGGGATCTGAAACCGGCACAACGTCAATACGATCGTCGAAATCGGTTTGTTTGACTGCGCCTGGCCCTGTACCCGTGTCATAGCCGTAATCAGGGGGCAGATATTCTGCAAACACTTTCGACAACAATTGAAATTCAAGCCGCTGGGCGTAGTGCAATCTTTTGTGAATTGCGCTCATTACTTTGGTGCCGCGCTCCAACAATGCCACCGTGGTGCCAACAGGCATTGCGGCGTTAGCGTCACCTATGTTGGTGTCTGCAATCGCGGCAAAGCGCTTTCCTGAATCTACAAGAATGCCTAGCAACGACATAAGCACATTGCTCGGTTCTTTTATCGGCAGCGGAATAAGGTTTTCTTTTAAAGACCCGCCAGTGGTGTCGATGTCGCGGAATTCGCCTGGTTGCAGCGGTTCGTCTTCGTCCCTTATCCGCATGCCTCTGGCTTTAAAGCCAGCCGGCAGGTTAGCTAACGTGCCCGCGTCAATCAGCTGCCTCAAAATAGACGTGCTGGCCTTGGAAATACCGCCAATCATGTGGCTTAGCCCCAGGCCGTAAAAACCCAATCCAGGCAAGAATTTGTACTGCACAAAGAAGTTAACTTTGTTTTTAAAGACATCTCCCTCGACGTAATTTCTTCGTATGGCCAGAACCTTTTCAGCTTGCTCGTCGATTGTGACGATGTAAGGTAGTTTCAGGCCCGTCGGCTCACCATCCTCGCCTTGATCCTCGAACCCCTCCAGATCAAGGATGGTATGCACTTCATAAACGGTGTGATCTCGGTCTTCCGAGTAGCTTTGCTCTATACCCTGTAGTTCGTCTATTTCTTTTTCAACATCTGACTCGTCACCCGAATAGGAACTTACGCTCACATCAACATTTCGATAGAAACCAGAGAGCTGCTGCTTCTTGATTTCGTTGGCGGACATATTGATCGCGTGAGTAACGCGCTCTGCGCTGGATAAATCAGATGCCTCGTAAGGCACAATCAAATCCTCTGGCGCGATGAACTTTGAAACCGCCTTGTTAAGCACATTGTCAAAATAGACTTTTTTGAAAGCGCTGCCGGCGAGCGGCAAATAAAACAACATCATGTCGAGCTCAGGGTCATAATCCTTCATCACATTCATGATGTAGTAGTTCATAAATTCCTGAACACGATCGGCTTGTGTTTCTGTCTCGACGGTTCGAGCACCGATAATTTGTGTTTTAACCGGACCCTTGGCCGGCAACATCTCTTTATAAGCTTGCGCCTGGAACTGGGTTACGGCTTCGGCCAGTATCGGGTGTATGACCCCAGAGCTGCCTTCAAATGGCTGGCTTCTGCCCTCGTCGAACTTCATGCCCAAGTATTTGAGGCCGTCTGTGTAGGTTTTCTCCCAGTCCGAGCGCGACTCTTTGTCTTGGTTGATCGATGACAATATGTCCGAAGCAAGCTTGCTTAAAATGTTGTCATCTACCAACTCAGCTAAATTTGCAGAAAACGGCATTTCTGGGGGCCGCTCTTCAAACTGCTCGTCGTCGAGAAGAATGCCTTCTTCTGCAACCAAAATTTCGGCAGCATTGCGAATCTCGTCTGCGCGGGACGGCTCTGGGAAAACTTCAACGGCAGCACCCTGAACCCTGATGTCTGGGCTATTTTCCGTGCCGAGTTCTCTTCGTTCTATCGCCATAGCTCAATGTAGCACTTTTGTGAATGTCTAGTAATAAACCACACGCTTTCTATCCAGAAAACGGGCCTCGTCAGGGTAATCTTCATCGAGCGACACAAACCCGCCCTGCCTGAACCGCATCAAGGCCATTGTAGCAGAGTCACAATAGTCGTCATGGTCACCGTATGGAAACGCGGCCAGTTCCTCAATCACTTCGTCGCTAAACGTCTCGTCGGGCGCCCACACCATGCCGGACTCATAAATCGGCGCCACGCTGTTCATTCTCGCAATCTTGTCCTGCCCGCGGCTCGGAGTGTATGCCGTGACTGGAATCCCCATTCGCCTTAATTCCTGGGTCAACGGCGTACCGCTTGCCTTGGCCTCGATCAAAATGCAGTCCGGCTCCCAATACTTGTACTCTTCCCAAGCCAGCTTTTTGAGCTCTGGGAAATCAACCCGCACGCGCTTTGCATCAAGCAACATAATTTGGTCGGCTTCTTCATCTCCGGCAATGCCCGGTTTGAAAATTGCCCACGTCGTAATCGCAGAATAGTCGGCCGTTTCTTTCTTGGAAAACGCCGTGTCATAACTCTGAATTACATAAGAATAAGCCGGCACCTCTTCCTTTTCCCACTTGTTCC